CATCCAATTTTTACAACAAACACAAGTTAATTATTGTAAAAATTGGGGGGGGTAGAAAATATTCGCTAAATTTGAAAGACTAAAGCTCACAAATTGGGCAGTTAAAGAGTTCTGCTGTCTGATACAAGAGGATAAATTGAATTGATAGAACTCACCTAAAGTTAGTGATTTTTGGTGAGATAGCCAAAAGACGAGCAATAAAAAAGCACCGAAGAAATATGTTTTTTTCGGTGCTTTTTTGTACTGTGCGCTTGTCGATTTTTGAACGCTTCGTTTTTGCAAGTTTTGAACCACTTCGTTTTTGCAAGAAGGTTCGTTTCGTTTTTCCGGATTTAAATTTTCCACTTTCGTCTCTTGCTATCCACATAGTTTATTATAAACTTTTTTTGAAGAATCCTTTTTCAATCAATTCACATATAATAATTACTATCAGGGATGCTGGACTAAGAATTATAAGAAAGAGGGCCCATAATAAATCCCCAATAGTACATTTGTCATTCCATTTGATTTTAATTAGAATGGCTGAAACTATTATCACACTGAATATGCAGTATATTATAGCCCACGTCATAGTTACTCCTCCCACTCGATTTTAACGGTATCAACATAGTCAAGTCCTACTACGGAAGATTTTTTTGCTTCCTCTTTGGTCGGGTAAATACTTGCTATGCAAGGGGTTTTCTTTCCTACATTATATGATTTATATACATTCACCCACCCCTCTTTCTTCTGGGGGAGCATCATGAGGTCGTATTTATCAATCTGGTCGACAAAAAATCTACCATTTTCAAGATATTGCAAAACAGTTTCTTTATTACAATCGTATATTAAAGCAACAATTGGCTTATTACATTTTGCGTCGAAGCAAATAATCCTCGCCTTTCTTCCGTCTCTTGTGCAGACTGGCTTACCAGCTTTGGCTGCTTCAAGGTCAAAGGGTTTAAGATTACTTGCACAAACCTTTTCAGGTATGGTATCTCCTAATTGAAAAGCATTTTCTACTATCCATTCAAGAGTTACTTGTTTGGGGTCTCTATCAATAGCCCAAAGACCGCAAGTAGAATCATAATAATGTTCTAATTCCTCATAAGTCAATTTCTTTTCTTCCATATCTTCTTTGTTTTGTTTAATTTCTACATAGATTCTTGTGCCTCTATTTTTGCATGTACCACCACTTAAACATGCTCCTCCTTTTTTGAAGATACAGAAGGCACAGCCTACGTATCCAGTTACAATTGACTGTACTTTCTTTCCATTTATAATTTCAGGTTCTCCTACCTTTTCAAGTTTCTTGAATATGACATTCTTTTTATCACTTCTACATGTACAATGCGGATTATTAGCAATGCAAATATTCTTATCATAAAAGGCACATTTATAACATCCTGTTCCTTCCACGCACTGATACCACTCACCGTTGTACTCAAATATTTCTCCTACTTTTCTTTCCATATCTTACTGTATTTTAATCGTTCAAATTCTATTATCTCCTTATCCCATAGTTGGGCCACGAAATGTTCTAACTGGCAGCCTTTGGATTTTTCCCAACAGGGGCAAAGGCATATCGCATCGCATTCCATTAGTGCCTTTATATCGTTTCCCAGAAGTTCATGATAGGGTTTGTCCAAATCGGGGTTTACATCGAAGTCTATCGGTGTGACGACACGGTATCCTTTCATTTCGAGGACTCCCGAAACGTATAGTATTTCACTTTCCACTTCATCGAAGTCCCTGCCGGTGATGGGTAGGGAGATGTAGATTTTCTTTTTATTCATTTTCAATGATTGCTTTATAATATTATCTGTTATCTCCATTTCCGCCAATCACACCCCTTTGTTTCCGGGAAGCTAATTTGGTATAGTTCATTTCTCCGATTTTTTCAAGCGTATATCCTAAGTCATGTGAGAGGGTAGCGATATACCAAAGCACATCGCCGAGTTCCTTTGCCAATTCGCATTTTATGCTTTCTGAGAAATCTCCGTTGTGGTCTCGTAGTACCTTTTTTACTTTATCCGATACTTCGCCGGCTTCTCCAGTCAGTCCGAGTGTCGGGTAAATTATGTTATATTCTCTCCGGTATTGAGCTGTTTCAAGTGCCTTTTTCTGATATTCATTCAGTGTCATTTTTATTCTCCTTTTTAGTTATAATATTGATTATCTCATTATGTTTGGTATTAAATCTTTGATGTATGCCCTGCGAACTATATTTACATCACGTAAAAAGAGGAAAAGACCTTGTTCGTCCGTAATCATATTTCATTTTAAATCGAATATCTTGCTTGAATCCCTAATAGAATCAATAGACATCTTGGCACTCATTTGCCCCATAAATTCAGCGAAATCCATCGCCCGATCCCAACTAGACCATCTATGAGTAATCTCTACTAGTTCAAAAGCATTTAGTAATACCAATTTTTCGTTTTTCTCTCTCAGGTCATTTACAGCATTTCTTACTCTGTGATAAAGCTTGCAATTATATCTTTTTGCGTTATACGGTTCCGCACCTTCTCTTGGTTCAATACTACGATATTTAACCGAAAACGAAGGAAGTTTATCTTCGCACATTGCATTATATACATCACTCTCTACCGGGCCATATGGCATAGCATAGAAATTATCGAATATATCCAAAAGGTCATCGCCTCCATCTTTCTTAGGAGCAGCAGCCAAAAACAGCAGCTTCATGGCTGTAAGTTTAGGAAACGGTTTGCCCTTAATCGTTTCATGATTATCCCGCCACTCCTCAAAAAGATGGAGCATATAATCAAATGCCTCTATTTTATCTACTTCCATAATTTCACTTTACCAGTTCGAAATCATACACAAATACATAGGGGTTGTTCTCCCATGTGCCTTTACCGCTTATCTTGTCGATTAAGTATGAATAAGCCCCTTGTGGCGTGCAAAAAGGATCTTTTTTTAATGTCGGAATATAATATGCGTCCATAAAATGGGTATCTTCACTGCCGACTTTGCCTTTTATTATTCCCTCTTTCAAACAATCTTCATCTGAAATATCTTGTAACCGTTCAGCACGTACATTAGTTATGCGGATTTGGTGTGGCATTAGCTCTGGCTTCACATACATTTTATTTGTCCAGCCTGCACCGTTTGGGAATAAATTAGGATTGCACTCATCATTGTAAAAGGAATTGTAGCTTTGAGCTATGGCTATGATTTCACCTATTTTGTATTTTGGTAATATCTGCCCTTCGTCAATGGAGATTTCATCTCTATCATACATACATATCTCTGTAATAACTCCATCTGCTTTCCATCTATACACATAAAGTCCACATACATCTTTTCCTTTGAATGTCTTAGGATAGGTTATAATCCTTCTTGTCTGAGTCTTTCTTCCTTCAAGTACGGCGTGTGAGTCCGTTTTTATCATTGAACATTATTTTCTTCATATTTCAATCGCCATTAATTAGATAAACTTCTGTAACCTCGTCGTCTCCATATATCTTACCCATAGAATAGACTTCTAAATTATTAAAGAAATCGCCACTATCTGAAAGATAAAACACTTCGGCTGACTTATCTGGAACTTTCATAAGTTCGTCAATCAATTCTTGTACTGTCATACGCTTTTCTTTTTTGGTTTATATCCGACTATTTTGTAATCGTATTCAAAGCAGTTCGGGCAGTATAGCTTATCATCGATAATTTGCCAGCCCATATAAAGAGCATCTTCTATGGCCAGTCTTTCTTCACTCCATACAAAACCTTCTTTATTCATACAAGTTTTACCACAATTGTCGCACAAGGCTTGGTACATTTCTACTTTCCGTATCATATAAATTCCTCCTGTTTATTTGGTAACAAGTCTTCTACATATGCCCAACGTTGTATATTAATTCCACGTGAAAAATTTACCCAATTTTTGGAATCATAAAAGGTATCAAAGGCACTGTCTCCAAGTTGAGCAAGATATATTCTATTCCTTTCGGGTTGTTCACTTACCTCATGCCACACTGAATCGATACGCCATTTCGTACCACGCTTGAAACCATCTATATATGCAGGCTGCAATTCGGGATTATAGTAATAATCTTCGAATAGGGCACAATCTAATGCTGCATCTTCAATATCTTCTATTTTCATTACCTATCAATTTTTCTCATTAACTTCAACAAGATGACTATCTATTTCCTCTATAACCTCAATAGCCGCTTGTAAGAATGCTTTATTAGTTGTACGGATATATCCTGATCCGAACTTACCTATCTTGTATTTGTCTGCCGTAAAAACGATATATTGCTTTGCAAACAGAATGTTGATACAGCATTTTAATCGTTCAATCATTGCTCTCCTCCTTTCATAAGTTCTATTTCTCCCATATCTGTATGATTTTTATAATTTATTGAAATAAACTGACTTGTATTCTTTTCAAGACCTTTTCATTTGCGTCGTTATAGAACTGTTTGTTGACCTCGAAACCATATGCCTTTCTTCCCAATGAGGCTGCCGCATACAGGGTCGTGCCGCTTCCTGCGCACGGGTCGATGACAACATCGCCCTTGTCCGTGAATATCTCTATCAACCGTTTGAGAAGCGGGACAGGTTTCTGGCAAGGGTGGCATTTGGGCGTGGTGTTGTCCCTCACCCAGTCGAAGCAGTTGAAAATCATTCTCCCGTTGTTGTTGAATTTGGGCAACTTGTCCCGATAAAGGATAAGACCGTATTCGCAGTTGCCGACGACCTTCATGTTTGCTTTCAATACTTGCGCCGAGAAGTCCTTGCGGAAAACCAGCGGTATGTAGTGATTTAACCCGTATTTGCGGCCTAACTCTATGAATTTGAACTGCTGTTCGTACTCGCAGAACAGTATCATGCAGGGGGACTTACCGGCTTCTTTCGGTTCTTTCACGAGCATTTTGGAACAGAAGTGCATGAACTCGGACGGACGGAACTCGCTGTCGGACGAGAAGAATTGTTTGCCTGCCAATGCGCTCTCGCCGTTCTTGTTGTCGCCGTCGATATACCATGCGGGGTTGCTGGCGTAGGCGTTATTCGCCAAATTATACGGCACGTCGGCCATAATCAGCTGCGCTTTTGGCAGACCATAGACTTTATAATTCTGGAATGAGTCGTTGTAAAGCTCTATATCTTTCATACTTAACTTTCCTTTTTGCTGTATTTGTCGATAATTTCTTGAATCTGTACGGGTGTCGCTTTCTCCTTTTCACGTAGCTCTCTCTCCCGTTCCTTTTCCTCCTGCCGTTTCTTGTCCTCATAGAACCGCAATAGTTTCTCTCTGTCGGCTCTGAACTCTCGAAGAGACCTTGTTATCACCATAGGGTCGAAAACTCCGTAGAACGTCCCGTAAAGCCCCTGTTTGAACCGCTGGAAGAATACCATGAACTCGGTGAGCTTGAAATCACCATAGCCGGAGATGATGATACGGGCTATCTCCTCGTATTCCTTTTCCGTCATTCCGTCCTTGCGGACTCCCGAAAATTCGGCTAGGTCGAGAAGCTGTATTTCCAGCCACGACTCGGCGATGTGGCCCCCGAACGTCCTCGATACACGGGCTATGCTCGGAGCTTTGCCGATAAAGCATCGTTCGAGGCTCTGGCAATAGCGGCCTTGATTGTCGGGGCTAAAAAGGCAGAGCAGATTCTCCCCCGTCTTGTAGGTTGCCAGTATCTCCCGTTGCCAGCTTGGTGGCGATGGCTTTTGCAAACTCTTCAACTCGCTCCTGTTTAGTCTTTCCGGTAGCAGCTCTTCTATTTTTTTCATACTTTTTCTCGTTGTTTGCCCATGTGGCGAGCCGCTTGGAGAGCTCCCATGTGGGCTGTTTCTCGAATCTCATTTTCGTTTGGGAGGCGTTCATCTCCGACCAATAGTCGAAGAATGCCCGAAGCATTTCTTTCCCGTACTTGTCGGCATAAGGGATAAGGGAATGATAAAAGACTTCTTTCCTTTCGTGCGTGGCGGCGGACGCCGCTTTTTTCTTTATACTCTCGTTAGAGAGTATTTCTTTTTTTTCTTTTTCTTTTATTTTCTTTTGTGGTATTTTCTCAGAGTTTATTGGCATTTCTTCGGAAGAAATAGGCATTTCCTCGGAGGAAATATGTTTTTCCTCGGAAGAAATAAGGGAATATTCGACAAAATCGCATTTCCGATTGATCTGTTTGCAAATGTCCCTGTATCGTTCCTGTATTCCTTTCGATGACAGCACATGTTCCATTTCAAATAATTCTTTGGAAAATAACCCCAGTGCCAGACAGCTCTTAATCACTTCTGATATATATGCCTCTTCAAACCCGGTCTGTTCCGAAATAATGAAGGGCAACTCTTCGTCCCACATCATGTAGTACCCACCCTTGTAGATAAGACATAGCAGGAGAGCATATACCGTCATAGCTTTACCGCCTTGATACTTGATTAACTTTCGTATTCTTATATCTTGAAATGTGTCTATGTCAAAAGGAAAATAGTCCAATCCCATTTTTCTATTTCGTCCCATGTATATTTAGTTCCTATTTTCTTTTTATAAACTCATGAATTTTACTCATAATATGACAATTTCCACTGACGTGAAACGGTTGGGAAACTGTAAGATTGTGCTCATAATTGTTCTTATTTATTACATGGTAAATTTAATATATTATTTACTTTTTGACAAATATAAATATCTGTAAATCAAATGATTAAACATTTTTTAATTTGTGGTTTCAGTGATTGAAAATGCCCACCCGTTCAGGGTCTTGTGCTTGTCAATCTCACCGGTTTTGCATAGCTCGTTTATCTCGGATTTGAGTGACCGGATAACCACCGACTGTATTTCGGTAAAGCTCGCTATGGAGGGCTCCTTGTTATTCTTTTTCTTTTCCTCGACTATCGAGGCGATGATGTTCTTGATGTCTATCATACGGCTTGTTTCTGTTGTTTTTCACGCAAGAATTTGTTGATGAAGTAGATTTGACCTTTACCGGTTACCTTCGTAGTGGTCGTTACCAGTATTGTGCCGTCGGGCTTGTTGATGATCGTTTTCTTTATCTCGAAGAGATTCATCTCCATAGCCCGTTGGGTAGGTAGGTTGTAATTCTCGCCGGTCTTACAGAGGTAGCCCTCATCTCTCAATAATTGGAACAATCTGTTTTGCCCTATCTTGATTCCGTTTTGATTGAGGATTTTTGCCAGCTCTCCAATGAGGCAGGAGCGTTGCGATGTCTCCACCGCCTCGGCAAACAGGACTTTGGGGCGGTTGGCTTCTATCATCTTCTGCTGTTCTTCTATTCGGGCTTGTTGTTCGGCGGCCAACAGGAGGGCTTCACGGAAAGAGCCGGGGACGTGGTGTCCTCCACTTTTTATCGTCTCTTCCATCTGGTTAAAAGCGTTGATGTAGTCGAGTTTGAATTTGAGAGCCTTTTCGCCGGTGAAGCCCATAGCCAGCAAGGTGAAGCCGTCACGTGTCATTACAACAATACGAGAATGCCGTACACCTCCATTCGGTTGTGGAATTTCTATTGATGTGTCCGCAAAATATCCTTTACATTGATTTTCAGCCATTTTACAGCATAATGCGTCAATAGCCTTTAATACATCGCTATGTTCTTTCCCAAACTTTTCAGCGACCAACAAACTGTTTGTCAGTGCTTGGTTGTTCTGACCTTTGAATACAAGATTGTTCATGGTTGTCATATCATTTGTTTATTTCAGATTCAACGACTTTGTATTTAATGGGCAATCCGGAGCAGGTGATAGCGAGCAGGGCAGAGTCCCTTTCTTCTTGGTTGCTGCGGGGGCTGTTAAACTCTATCCCGCTCATCTGGCACAACCGCTTCAATTCTTCATGGGTGATCTTGCCGTCTTTCCCTTGCCAGCACTTGCGCAACGGGGATTGCTCCATGACTTGTATTCCGTAATGACTCAGCATTTCGACTATCTTGCGACCGGTCTCTTGGTTGCGACCTACATGCTCGCCTTTCTTGGCTGCGCTCGCCCGTGTGTCTTTCGGTGACAAGTGCCAGTTGGATTTGTTTTTCCAACCTGCCTCGACATACACCACGGTGGCATGGCCGAGTTCCGCACCTTCGAATGCCACCGAACGGACGATTTCCAACAACTCCGGGAACGGGTGGCTGTTAACCGTCAGCTTCATATCGTACAGTCCTATTATGGCAAGTCCGCTACGCTCCACGTCGGGGTCTATCCCTATCACTACATCGTATTTGTGTTTTCTGTTGTATGTGGCTTGTTCTTCCATTGTCAGAATAGTTTTAACTGAATATACTTTTTCCGTTTTCTTTCGATGAAAAGGTTTTTAAAAATGTAAAACAAGACATCTACCACAATACTGTTACCTGCCATATAGTATTGCTGTGAGTAGCTTATCCCTGATGCTTGTATTCTTTCTATATCATAATCAGAAATTCCCATAAGGCGGAAAACCTCTTTATTCGTCAATATTGTAATATTTCCATCTTTTCTTGTTACATAAGTGCAATTCCAAGATACAAAGCCTCTTGCAGTAACGCATATAGCTATATCATTATCTATTGAAGCATATCTCATTTTCAGAGTTCTTTTTGCTTTGTCTGACAATATCCATTTATTTGCCGGGTGTTTCACATAGTAATCTTCAATATTGTTCTCTAAAACGTCCTTTAATCTTATATCGAGTTTAAACGGCTGTGGAAATTCGTAATACTCGTTAACTCCCAATATTGAAATCATAAACACACGCTCTCTGTTCTGTGGAACCCCATAATCCTTTGCATTCATCACTTTCCAAAAATTGGAGTACCCGATACTCTGCAAGTACGAAACCCATTCGTTGAAATAATTGATAAACTTTTTGCTGACAAGTGCTTTCACATTCTCCATGAGCAGGTATTTCGGCATCTTGGTCTCTATCGCTTTCTCGCATTCCCATAACAGGCTGCTGCGTGTCCCGCTGCCTTTCTCCAATCCCGCTTGTTTTCCGGCCGTTGAAATGTCCGTGCAGGGGAAAGAATATGTGAACAGGTCGAAGTCGGGGACTTTTGACCAGTCTATATGGCATATATCCCCGAAGTTCCTGTCTCGGTATTGAGGATATACGGCGTTATGGGCTTGTATGGCGTACTTGTCGATTTCCGACCAGCCGACCAGATCGTAACCGATTCCGAGCCGGTCGAGTGCCATGCACTGGCTGTCATATCCGCTGAATGCTGTAAAGACTTTTAATTGCATATCTTTCTCTTTTTGTTCGGCAGGCGGGACTCGAACCCGCATGATAGGAGTTTTCCTAAGACTTTCACTTAGTAGTTTTAATTTGTGAGGTTGCGCTCACCGTGCGATACTTTCGTATGCCTAAACTCGGAGGAGAATTGTCAAGCGGTAATTTTTATTTTACGGCTACGCCTATACAAGCTGTGCCATTGCCAACCTATCTATAAGAGCTACACTTTATCGTATACCAATTCCGACACTGCCGATACCACCTAAAACACTTATGGCTTATTTCTCCCCGCAGTTCCTTCCTCCGTATGGTGCTCGACCACGTACCCGGACGGCTTGCGGGGAATGTCTCACATTATTCTCCTATATCAGGTCTATGATTTTGGTTTTCACAATTCCGTCCAACCTCATGTCTTTAAGGCCTTGTCTCATGTGTTCTTGCATGAGGCGGTTGGCTTCGGTGATGTCTTTGGCGCAAACGAGGTTGTAGTACTTCGTTTCCTTTTCATTGCCGTTGTCATCGATGAATATGTCTATCAACGTGGCTTTGTAGAAGGGCTTGCCTTCTTCCTTCTCATTGACTATCTCGACGACATTAGAGCGGGTGATAGAGATTACATCGCAATTTCCGTTGTATTGTTCCAGTCCGTTGGCTTCGGCCTCGGCAAATAATCCTACATCGGTGATGAAGTGTTCGATGACTTCTTTCATCTCTCCTTTGCTGTTCTCTTTTTCTACTTTCAGTTTGATTTCGTAAAACATCGCTTTTATTTTTTATAGGTTAAAACTTCTTTTAACTTGGGATTCCCTGCCGCATAACGGCGGACATCAAAGTCACTATCCTTTGTCAGCTTAGTGAGTACCTCGACGGGCGTGTTGGGATTACATGCCACGCTAACGCGGACAGCCCAGTGACTATCCTTTGCCAACTCCATGAGCACATCGACGGGAGTGTTGGGGTTTCTTGCCACGCTAACGCGGACATCACAGCCGCTATTTAAGATCTCATTTTTGTCCATTGTATTTCTTATTTAATTGTCTGACTTTATTTCTCATCAATCTTGCCAGCTCTTTATGCCGGTAGTCGTCGGACTTTTCCAACGCTTTTGCAGCTCTTTCCAGCAGGCTGACGATTGACTGTATTTCATAGTCTTTCATGAATTGATTATTTCATTGACTAATTCATCGGCTTCGCATATCCTTTCGGCTATCTTCTTGAAGGTGTTGTCATCTGGATATATCCTTCTGATAAACATGGAGGGCTTCTCGAACGGGTTATATACGATGAAATCGCACCAATCGGCTTCAACGCACATGAGTTCGGACATGATTTGGTAATAGTACTTAGGCTCCGTGGACAGGAGGGTATCGTTATCCTTTATCTTGTGGAAGTATTTGGCATATGTGGCCGTTCCCACGCTTTTTATCTCGATTACCCCTTTCTCCCGCTTATTCTCATCGTAATAATATCCGTCGGGGCTGGCTGCGAAATGGGCAATGGTGGGGTGTTTGCATAGTCCTACCTCGACGACACGGCGGCCTGTTTTAAGTTCGTATATGCGCCGGGCATCGGGCTCGTTCTCCGTTCCCCATCGCATTTGCTTGGTCGATATGTCGGTCTGGGTGATATATTCGGAGAAAAAACCATCGTCGTTTATCATAGCCGGGTTGAGCATGCGCTCTCCCGCTACTTGGTAAATATAGTTCATGGCGCATTCTCCGACCCCGTTCCCGCTCCGGTTCGTTTTCATCAGGTCGCCTATGCGGCTTCCCGTGAAACAACCGAGGCGTTTCCTGTACCATTCAAGATTCCTTTGCGCTTCCATCGTCGAACAGTGTCTGTTTGGTTCCTTCCTGATTGATTCCCTCTTTGACACCGGCTGCTTCTCCGGCTATATCTTTGAATTTGCTGCTTTTCGTGCCTCGGTATGGCTTCATAAGTTCTTCTACCGTCGTATCTCCATCTTTGAGGGATTGATGAATACCGGAAAGAAGGGCAATCTCATTGCTTCGTATCTGGGTGATAGTCTGCTTGCCGCACAGTTTTATAATCTCCTCCTCGGTGATGTTGTACTCGTTCTTGAAGAATTCAATCCATTCTGCTTTTGCTTTTTTGAGTTTGTCTTCGTTTGACAGGTCGCCTGTTATAAAATTCTGCGCTGACCGATAGACTTTATCCGTTATGCTCTTGGGTATGACCGAAAAAACAGCATTGCGGTAGGCTATTGCGTTGGCCGCATTGCCAGTTACGGTTATCATGTCGTCGGAATACCGTTTGCCATACTTGTCGATTATGGATCGTCGAACCTCGAATGCGCTTGCCACATTCGTTTCCAAATCCCACGCCGTACCCCGGCTTATAATTTGACGATCGGTAATTTGTACGACTTTGGCCTCTGTACGCATGTTCCCCCAATTCGATACGATTATCTTGGCAAGATGGACAGAAGGGCCGGTAATGGGTTTATTTCCCCGTGGAAGGGCATAACCGCAGGATTGAGCCGTCTCCTTGTCCATTGTCGCCATGACGATGGAGTTATCTATACTCCGCCTAATGTCTCTCGGATATTGCTTGGCCGTGGCTACTTGCGAATCTACATTTGCCCGTTCGAGGACGTCTATTTGCATGACTTGTGGCTGTGCTTGAACCTGTAATACTTCGTACTCTGACATATTTTTTTGTTTAAAGGGTTATGTTTCTTTTATACACCGCATATCCTCCCGGACGGGCGGTGAATATGCTTGATTTATATGGAACTATAATTTATTTCTTATCGGTTTGTTGTTGCCCTGCAAGAGCCATCGACGACAGTGCGAACAGGGATATGCTTATCACCAGTTGCCAAAGGTTGGCGTTGATGAGCGAAGCGACTACCCCGAATATCGAGGAAAGCATAAGCAGTATGGCGAGCAGGGTAAATAACTTGTAGAATATCATGACTGTTATATTTGGAAATTACCGTTAAACTCAAATTCTTCATTTCCACATTCGTCGAATACGGTTACCGTGTATTCCGTATCGATGTAGCCACTGTCGGAACGTGGCGTTAAATAGTCGCCGTTGTCCCACTCCTTGTGATTGTATGCGTCGTAATGAATGCGGACGTCTGCGTTTTTGTCGATCAAATCTACTTCATAGTTTATATCTCCGTCGAGATAATGACCGTCCATGTTTTCTCCTATATGGTCGTCAAGAAAACTTTCTACCTCGTCCTGTATGGTTTTTAGTTTCTGAATATCGGCTTTTACCATAGCGATAGCGGTTTTGTAGATGTCCGTGGCATCGCACATGAGGTCTTCCCGGTATCGACGCATGCTCTGCCAGTCTTTCGGGTCGCAATCTTCAAGGTAGGATTTTGCTATTTCTTCCTCGTTCATCGATAGTATCTTGTTGGCGACCTCGTAATTTTCTACCCCGCCTCCTATATAAAATTCCTTACATTTCAATTTGTAAGGGGAGTTGTCGTATTGGTCGTTGAAATCTTCCCTTGCCTTGTCGTATCGTTTCTCGATTGTTGACCGTGGGATAATACAGGTTGTGTTCATGCTATTAAGGGGCTTATTTTATACAGGCGAATTTGATTACATCGTAAGCATTACAATACCATCTTCCGTTTTGTCTATCTGACGGTTTCTTCTCTGCACGGATAGACCCATTCCCAACTAGTTCAAATAGTCGGTTTCGGCTTCCTACTATTTTTTCAGCTTCTCGTTGACTAAATGTTTTGTCGTTTAGTACAATCTTTAAAATGGCTTCATTTAACATAGTTAATCATTAAAAAGGTTGTTATTGTGTGCATACTGGATAAATTCGGATTTCTCGTGAATCCCAAGTTTCAGATATACAGACTTTATGTGATTTTTTACCGTGTGAGGGGAGATATACAGTCGTTCTGCTATCTCGTCGTTGCTGATTCCATCGTACACCAAGCGCATTACCCTAACCTCCGCTGCGGATAGGCGGCTGTTGAACTTTGCTCCGCATATTTCACCCTCGTAGCGGCACTCGCCCCTCAACGGGCAATGCACCTTCTCGAAGTTGAACTTACCCGTCCGTTGTATGTCCAACGCCGTGTGGTCAAGGTTACCGAAGTTGCACTTCAAGAAACGCCGCACCATCAGGTAATGGAAGTAAGGAACATTGTTCACACTTCTGCTGTAACATTCCGATAGGGCATTGTATGCTCCCGGATACCACTCCCTTATAGTGGCTACCATCTCTCGGATGAAGTCTGTGTCGCTATCAGTAACTGGCTTCACGCTACCGTCTGGATATTGACAGAGCAACTCACCGTCCGCCATGTAAAATTCCATGTCTTCCATCGCTTTATGACTCTTAATCGAACAGTTCTTCTTCGGGGATTCCGGTCAGTTTCGACAGCGTGGGAAGGTGCTTCTCGTCCGCTGGGTGCATACCACGTTTTGCCCAGTTTATCGCAGTGCCGAACGATACTCCGCACTCGTCCACAACCCTCTTCAAAAACTCGGTCTTGGGGCTGGTGGTTTTGGGAAGAGATTCATAATAGTCCTTCAAGGTCATTTTTATCCCATTATCGGGCAGAATGTTTGATTTTACTACGGCTTTCATTATCTTTGCTTCGTTAAGATTATTATTATAGTGCAAATATATCCCTTATTTGGATAAAATGGATATTTTATTCATTAAATATCCTTAAAAGGGATAATAAATTGATTTTTATGGATACTAATCCTGTTTTAAGACTGAAGTTGCTGAGGACTCACGAGAATCTCACACAGCGACAAATGGCTGCCATTCTTGAAGTCGGTCAAAACACGTATTCAAGAATGGAGAACGGAGTGACATCCTTTAAGGATTCGTATAAAAAGATACTGGAGGAAAAATTTAACCTTACCACAGGGTGGCTATCAGGAGCGGATGTCCCGATGATTAAGGAGGAAGAAAAACAAAAAAGCAAGCAATACACCCTCAGTAGCAACATAGGCATGGTTCATGAATCAGAATGGAATGCGCTAACTCCACAAAAAAGCTACACACAAGGTGTGCCTTATTACAATGTCGATTTCATCGGCGGATTCGACATCGTTCTGAACGATCAGACTACCACGCCCGAATACCTCATTAACTTTCAGAAGTACAACGAAGCTACATGTTGGTGCAATGTCACTGGACATTCAATGGAGCCCGAAATAACACATGGCGATATAATAGCTCTAAAGGAAATAGAGGATGCTTCTTTTCTACCTTATGGTGAGGTTTACGCTATTGTCACAACCAACAATATGAGAACTATAAAAAGGATAGGTCCTGCATCCAACCCAGATAGTTATTCTTTAATTCCAACAAACAGATCTCCTGAATACGGAATACAAGAACTACCGAAAAATATGATAAGACATGTATTCCATGTACTCGGATGTATGAAGCGATTATAAAAACAAATATGTAATCATCTATGGATTTCAAAGACTAAAATTTGAGTCATGAAAATTTCTAAAGAAGGAATCGCTATAACTAAACGTTTCTTTGAAGCTATTGATATGCTCAAAGCACAGAAACGCATTCGTGGGCTTAAAACATTCACGAGGAAGCACAATATAACTCGTACTAATATAGCAAATGTGAGAAAAAATCCAGACCGTAGTGTTTTGAAGCCCGAATGGATATATTATCTTGTTTATGATTATGGGGTTTCATTGGAATGGATAATATTCGGAGAGGGGTCTATGTTTGAATAAATATTCTAAAACTTGTCTTTTGATGGTGCGTAATCCTTTGCTTTTGTCTGAAAATCAAATATTTATATATGTTTCTGAAATCAGCTTCCCAAGCTGAGGGTCGCGAGTTCGAGTCTCGTTTGCCGCTCGATGAATAGAGAGCTTAATATTCTGATAGTTAGGCTCTCTATTATAAAATCCACCGTACCATTAAAAGATTAAAAAAAAGGTATTTCTGTCCAGTGGTGGACGAAATCACTTGTCGAAAACGAGTCCTTTTAATTAATCTATTATGGCTACTATCAAATTAACAATTATTCCTGCAAAGAAGTTAAAAAACGGTTCTCATAAAATTAGAATCGCAATATGTCATAAGCAAGTGACAAGCTACATTGTTACCCGTTTCGTAATAGATTCTGAATCTCAATTTAAAAATGGTCAAGTTGTTAAACGAAATGATGCGGCTATCATTAATACAAAGCTGAGAAATCTTCTTAATTTATATCAGGAAAAACTAGATAATATAAGAAACATAGGTCTATATACAAGTGCTCAACTGAAGAATATGTTAGAAAATTCGTCCAGTGATGAGATTCCTACTTTTGCTGAAATATGTAAACTGTATATTAAAACTTTGTTAGAAAATAACCAAAAAGGATATGCTGGTATCATGGATAGGAGTTTACGTAAATTTACAGAATTTACAAATGGAGATCTTCTTATCACAGATATAAATAAGGATATTATCAGTAATTATGATAAGTTTTTGAGAAAAAAATCATTGTCGAAAGCTTCGATTTCTATAGAATTAAGAAATATAAAAACAATAATCAATCGTGCTATTAAAGAGCATAATGTTATAATACAAGAGCATCCATTTAATTCTATTAAAATATCGGCATCAAGGGTAAGAGATATATGTGTTAGTGTCGAAACTATAAATATGATTAGATTATCGAACCAAACAAGTAAAAAATTAGTTATGGCTCGTGATTTATTTTGCCTATCATTCTATTTGGGCGGGATAAACCTTATAGACTTATTAGATATAGATTTCCGAAATATGAATATAATTTCATATATAAGACAAAAAGCAAAGAATATGACAGATGAACAAGTTGTTACTAGTTTTGATATTCCAGAATGCGCAAAACCAATCATAAAAAGATGGATAAATAATAAAACCGGGAAATTAGATTTCGGATACAAACTGTCATATAATAATTTTAGGAGCTATTTGTCAAAGTGCATACAAAAAATGTGCGAGGAGTTGGGGATAAAGGAAAAGGTTGTTTATTATTCAGCGAGGAAAACATTTGCTCAAATGGCATCTGAATTAGGCGTTCCAGATTCTATTATCGATTATTGTTTGGGACATTCTGATACATCAAGAGGTGTAATACGATATTATACAAAAGTAAGGAAACAGCAAGCTTCATGTGTGATAAATCTTGTTATTGATTATGTAAACAATCCAGACAAATATGACATCTCTAATTTACAATACATCAAGTTAATTAAAGGAGAATAAAATATAGGCTGCCTCAAAATAGAATCTGGGACAGCCTATTATATACAATCAGCTTACAAATGCTATAATGTGCTTTGTGAGAAATCTAAATCATAATGTATGTTACCTTCTTTTTCTTTAAAAAAATTACCAATACAAATAAGTTCAGGAAAATCTGAAGTCCAAAAAGATACAGATTTTGTCGGTTCAGAAGAAAAATCCATTGTTAACAATAAAGATTTAGCCTTTTCTTCGCATAACTTTTTTAGCACTTCGAAACTATCGGTCGTTTTTCCAATGCAAATTTGTTGATTTGAATTATTCATATTACGCTTGTTTTTATATTTGTTGAATGTATTATCTGTTTGTTTTTTCTCTTCCAAAGTTACATCAATTCCTACAATCTCACAGTATTTAAGGAAGTTTTTCAAGTTGACATTCTTCCCACTTTCAATGGCAATGACAGTCCCAAAGTTCATACCCTGTTTCCAGATATTATATTGGGACAGCCCCTTTTCTTCGCGAATCTTACGCACTTGTTTCGATAACTCTTCTATTGTCATACTCCTATTAATTCCTTCTTTATCGCCTCTAAAAATGCGATAGATGTTAATACCGTATTCCTATAATTATAATCACTACCGGCTGCAATCGCATTCTTACGACCGTCTAAAATCAGCGTATCAATGAACAACACCATTTGCCGAACCGTAATATTGCCGATGTCTGCCGAGAATGTCGATAGCGATGTATAATACTTCATAGCCTGTTTTAAAAGGCCTCGTATTTTAGTCTTATCAGGATTTTTACCGGTAATACGCTTAATGCTGATCTTTGCGGAGATATTAGATCCTGACAATCCGGGCTCTATACGGTAATCCTCTCCGACTTCCTCGACAATACCGTCGATATACTCGACTTTGGCGATGAATCCATTGTCTATGTCCGAGCAGTATATGAAGTCGACTTCTCCGAACTTGTGCGCCCGGTTATGGTCTACAATGAATAATGGAAATTCTCTCTTCATAATTTTATAGAATGGTTACAAATTCTTCTCCGATATTGAAATTACGGTTATACTTCCATGCGCTATTGTCGTTTTTCCTTTTTGCTAATTGAATTTCAACCGTCATATCGTTGTTTATTAGAAATGTTGCCGACCATTGTGATTGGGTAGACGGATAATCGTAACCCAATATTCGCTTGTATTCGTCCTCCGTAATTTCGCTTTCAAACCAGACTGTTTTGCCAGATTCAGAAGATATACGATTTAACGACAATAAAACACCTTTAATCTCAATATTCAGCCAGTCAGGATTTTCTTCTATCACACGCCGTGCTATTTCTGTGCGTTCTTCTTTGTTTGTTCCTGCAAACCCGTTATGAGAGGTAGATTTATTGGCATTGTCATACTTGGCATTCGTTTCGTCGATTATCACATCTTTACGACCACTGATTAAGTCATTAATTTGAGTTTTCATATCGTTTTTTTTTAATTGGTTACTGTTTGTTTTTGATTACATGGTAAAGATACTCTATTTTATTGTATATACAAAATATTGTAGTATAAATATTTTATGATTTATCAATATTTAACAAAACGAATGATGTGGAAAATTTTCCTCATTATTTTATACGATATAGTCTATTTTCGTATAGTTGTGGAAGATTTTACGCAAAAATGATTGACATAGAATTAAACACGAATGCCGGAGCTTCTTACCCCGGCATTTCCCTGTTCATCATTTGCATTTCCGAATATTCCTTTGAAATTTTCGCCTCATTCTCCTGTTCAAGAGACCGTTATCGGCAAACCGATTCAAGGTATCCTTCTCTTCCGGCGAAAGCAGGTTATAAACCTCCTTCCTCGACTTGCCGGAACAGATGGCTTGTATGATTTTAGCTATCTCCATGTACTTCCCGAATTAATTTATTTCTGCAACACTCACATAGGAACTTCTTCGACACGGGGAACATCTTCTGCCCGATATATCCCCGAAGGTACTGTTCTTCCTCCCCGTAAGGGTCAATGCCGAACGTCCGGGATATATGCCTGCACAAATGCCCCTTTTCATGATCCCAAGAGTTTTGGAACTGTTCGGGGCTCGTCGTCATGGCAATTACCATCACCGTCCGTCGATGCTCGAAATTGGAATAGGTAAGTCCTGTATTCAAGTTACCGGACGACAAACTTCTGAAAGCATTTTCCAGATTACTCCCCGTACAACCGATCCGTTCCAGCTCCCGGAGTATGGTGTTTGTCCAGTAGGTGGTAACGGCGTAAAAAACCCTTACGTGCCAGTCGTATTTCGCTATGTAGAAATCCTGAACAATCATGTTTTATAACATATTTTCCCACATGATCGGAGTGCCCGAACCTATACAGTCGGCATAGAAACGTGTAAAGGGCAACCCGTCGTAACCGTCAGGGTCGTCGATATAGTCCTTTACAAACAGAGCCAAATGGGTATCGTCGGGAATCGATGATTTCAAATAGTCGGCCTTACCCATATTGGCGACAAATACATGGTCGTACCCTTTGGAATTTTCCAACTTCACGCCCGCCTGTGTCAAGATGACCTCCACGTCTTCTTTCGAAAGGGCTTTTATCTCCTCCTTCTTTCCGGTGGCCTTGTTTTCGGCCTTCATTCTGGAAACCGCCCACTCGCACATGTTCTTGGAGAAGTGCCAGCCGTATCGGGAAAGGTACTCAGTCATGCCGGAGGGGAAAATATCATAAATGTCTAATCGTTGGTTCATAACACTGCTTTTTTATGTTTTTGAAAAGAGAGGGGATTTCTCCCCTCCCGATTAATAGAACTCGCCGTTGGCACGTCTGCGTCTGCGTTCCCCCATTTCGTCATAGTACGAAGGAGGATAACCGGGAGCATAACGGTTGTTCATTCCACTGGAAGAACCTCCGCCATAATTCCCGCCGCCGTAACTGCCGCCATTATTGCCACGGAAGCCCATATCGCCGCCCTGCATTTCCCGCATGGCAGCTTCATAGCCTTTCTTGTAGCCGTGCTCGCAACCTTCCTTGTAGGCCATTTCGAGCTCTCTACCGCCGCGTTCATTGAATCCTTCATATCCACGGCCTTCTTCTAATATTGACCACATTCCCATATTACTTTTTGTTTTTAGAAGTTTCAGAAACACTGAGCTGTTCCATCAGTTTCTTGTTCATGGCCATTAGGTCGGCCATGCTTCTGCTCATTTCGGACATCTGCCCTTTGAGGGTGGCAATCTCCTGCTCCTGCCTTTGCTTCTCCGCAAATTCGGGATTCAAAATTGTCAATATCTTGTCGCACCCGGCAATCACGTTCTCGTGGTAATTACGCCGGTTCAGTTCGTCCAAGCTCTTTTGCCGGATAGCCGACACTTCCGAGTTCATGGCCTCTCTGGAACAAGATATGACGATGTTTCCGTTTTGCCCGAAGTCAGCGATGTCCGCCCCTGCCGGCAAGTTCTGGAACGTCGTGTTCTGCCCGTTCACGCAGACCACCACGTCCACCACCATTTCCATCTGGGGTATCTGCCCGATAGGTGTCGGCATGGGGTACTTGGGCTTCGCAGCCGAAACGCTGACGACGGAACCTATATCCACTAAGGGATTTTCGTCCTTATGAAGGATAAATAACTGGTTGTTTGCTCGAAGATTCTGAAACATAGTTTTTTGATTTAATGGGACTGCCCGAAAAAGGCAGCCCCGTGTTAATTATTTGCTTTTGGCAGCGACGTTGGTTGCCGCCGTCGCCGTAGTAGGTCTGTACCCACCGTTGACAAGGTACACTTCGTTGGTGTACTTGTTGTAATGGATTTCATAGATCCCAGTACCGGCGATATTCTCTACCGTCACCGGCTCGTTGTTGTAAGCCAGCAGAGGTCTCGTGTCCCCATTCGTCCCGATGAGAATGGGAAGCGTTGCGGTCGTTCCGGCGGGTATCGCCTGACGGAGATTGATATAGAATCCTCCCACATAGTCCCTGTTACGGAACGCATGGTTTGGAAGTTCCAAAGTAACGTTCTCCGTGCCGACCGTCACCGCCACCGTGGGCAGCGTGTTGAAATTCGCCCTGCCCAGCGTCGGGAATGGAAAGGGAAACCCTGTAAAAAAGTTAGGCCACATATATACCTCCTTTCTTACTGGAATTAACCCCAGTAGTTGTTGCAACCGCATCCGTAACCGCTGCGCCTGTATGCGACATCGCCCGCATAAGCACCATAAGCGGCAGCCCGGTACAAGTCCGTGTTTACAGCCTGAATGTTCGGATATACCACGGGAACGGTATTGGGCAATTTACACTTGATGCCGTCCACGTCGCTTTGGAGAGCCTGCAAACCGGCAGCGAGGGGAGCAATCTGTTGCCCTACTGCATTGAGAATGGTCGCATTCTGGTTCCGTTGGGAGATTTCAGCCGCCAAAGTAGCCTTCTCAGCCGTCAAAGCGGTGATCTTGTCCTGTAAAGCCTGAGTTTGGATAGAATCCAGCTTCGCCAAAATGGCACGAGTGTTCTCATTGCCGCTGTCCACGAGGGAGTGGGTTTGTTCCGAGGTGGCGATACGGGTTTCGTATCCTTGTCTCTCGATTGCGTTTTGCGTCTTGCAGCAGCAATCTGCGATTTGGGTAGCCAGCGTACAATTACCCGATTGAATGCTGTTAATGATCTGTTGTGCGGACATGCCCACTTGGTTGCCGACACCCTGAATCAAGCCCTGAATGTTGCACAAGGCGGATTGTAACTGTTGGGTAGAGCAGTTAAAGGACGAGGCGAGTTGGTTGATGGCATTACCGTTCCCTTGAATGGCCGACATCAGGTATTCACGTCCGACATCGCCGTTCAGCTCGGCAGGAAGCCCGCCCCGGTTGCCAAAACCTCCGAATCCGTTACCGCCCCAGCAGAACCACAGCAGGATAATCCAAATCCACCACATGCCTCCGCCCCAAGCGTCCTGATTGTTCCTTCCCTGATTGAGAAGGGCCAAGAGTCCGGGATCGACCCCTTTACCGCCCATCAGGTTGGGCAATAAAGCCATGATGTCGAACTTGCTTCCGCCACCATTGGGCTCTTGATTGAAAACATACGTTCTTTCCATATAGATATAATTGATGGTTACGGCCAATATCGGCCGCATACAAACGTATGGCTATTGCCGTTGCTATCCTCGGATTTCGGTGGCTATCCTGTTGCTGACCCGTTGATTTGTCGTTGTCAGAATAAAACTTCCCGAACACCGCTGTTTCAGGCTGTTTTTCAATTTGTTCACTCCCTGTCGGGTCATGGAAAGATAAGCGGCGGTGTTCTCCTCGGAGAAGCCTAGCGATACCAACGCACAGATGAGCAGGCAACGTGCGTCGACCGCATTTTTGTTCGCACCGTTAATCAATTCGCCGTAACACAGCTCACATTCCTCGCAAACGATTTGCAAGACGTGTTCAAAGATTTCATTGGTTTTCATATCTCTTGCCTTTTTAAATATTTGTTAAATTATAGATTGTTGACACAATAAAAAACATCACGTTCCTGTTTAAAGGCTGTGAAAGCCTCGTAACATTCCCCGTGATGTTGTCTCTTGTTAGTTTTGGAAGAGCAGCAAGAGATTGAGGCTTTCCTCTTTATACTCCGAAGCCCCGGAAGGAGTCGTAAATCAAATTATATCAAGAAACCCAGTCCTTTCAATTTTGTTATCCATTTCACGATGTAAGGGAAGAGCAGCAAGACAATGCCACCGAGAGCCCACCAGCACCATCGGGGAGTCTTGTACTTTACTACCTCGACGGGGTATGGTACTTGTATGCTGTCCGTCTTGGATATATACAGCGTATCGGTTCTGTCCTTGAACCTATATATGTACTTGTATTGGAACTCCCGTATCGTGTCTCCCGATTTCTCGATGAAAACACTGTCCCGCATGTATATGGAATCGAGCTGCACACGATTCAGATACACCGTGTCGCTCTTTGTCGTTTCCACAGGAACATACACATGTCTGGTACAACTCGTCGCAGCCAAGCCGGCCAAAAACAACAATAGGAATACGATATGTCTCATAGGCTCAGTATTTGTTTCCGGTTCTTCGATGTCGACACATAAGACACGTGCACCCAACTGTAATTGCTCTCGTCAATCAACTGGTCGAAGGGAAGGTTATCCCGAATCAACTCGAACAGCTTCTTGTTCTCCGTCTTGCTCCCTGCCGTTATATCCGCCGCCTCGCCCCTCATGTGCTGGCTCGTTTTCGCACCACCCACAGCGGCATTGAGTTTGGAACAACGATAGCCCGAATTGACGGTTATCGCCTTCCCGTACATCTCCCGCAGTGGGTCTAAAACATGGGTGACAAGGTTCGACAACGCAACCGACACTTCGGTCGTCGGGGTATTGTCTATACCCAGTTTATCGGCCGTCGAGCTCTTTGCGAGTTCTTTCATCGTGAAGTATTTCATATCCATTCTTCATTTTTGGCGACAAAAAAAGCGGTGACTTTTTTAGAATCACCGCTTGTAACGAATGTATGAGAGAGTAGCCTTAGGGTTAGGCTTATCCGTTATTGAAAATGGGACAAACGTAGGCCGAAGGCATTATCAATCCTCTCTCCTCAATTCATCGAGCCATTGTACTGGGTCGACATCTTTTAGACGAGGATAAGCCTTTTCGATTAAAGAATTTAAATAACTTTCATCGAATTTTGGAGAATAATCAGCCGGTATCGGAGGTTGAGAATCCGTATCGGACGAGTTCTGGACATAGGGGAATGAACCTTTTGTATCCATGTGAACAATGTTTATTTTTTTCGGTTCGGGAAAATACCCTTTAATACGATATTGGCTAAACCTAATACATTGATAGTTGTCGTAGCCAGTAGAGCTATCAATATTTCCGGTCCCAATGAAAATAATCCGATCCCGCAAAATACAAGAATGGCAATTACTATGAATAACCATATGGGGATAATCCACATGACCCATCTGGCCAAATGTTTACGAAATTGTGTATCTTGTGAATATCGCTCCCGTATTTGTTCGGATAAATTCTTGTCGTCTATATCGCCCAAATTTGAGTCGGGAGAAATATGGACACCATTCTCACTACGTAAATCCAAGCCGCTAAAAGAATCTTTCTGTTTAGTCATGCTTTGGGAGAAATTAGTGTCTTAAAATACTCTTGGATATAACTATCCGGGATTCTATCCCCCCAGCTGAATGAAGGCTGCTTAACGGTCCTATCCCACGGAGAACCGGGCTTGTGAGACCATTCCGTCAGATAGGCGGCAGTTTTAGAACCATAGCTGCCAAAGACCAGTTTCATCAGAGATTCCATTTCGGAATCACGGGCTATTTTTTCAAGGTTTTCATCAGAAAGGGAAATTTCGGAAAAATCTTTTTTTATCAATCTGTTTCGAGTAGTCGGGAATACAGGTCCATAAGGCCAAGCCTGCGGGTGTTCATTCGTGAGGCGTTCATTTTTCACGGAGAGATACACGCCATATGCGATATACAACAACTTTTGAAGTTTTGTCATGTTAATGAAAAACTTATTCTCGTTAGCAAACGCAATGATATAGTTCGCTACCGTAACGCTATCGTATTTGTAAGTATCGTTTATCATGCCATTGCAAAATAACAAAAAATATCGTGATATACAAATATTTCTTATACTTTTTTACGAAATCAAACGGTGATTCCAAGAAGTCAAAGAACGCTTTCCCGTCGCCGGGTTATAAAAATTCTTTTTTTTCGTCAGGCAATCCAAACCTCGATTTGAATCACCAGCCCGCCCAGTATGGTTACCAGCAAGTCGGCATACGACCAAGCCCCCGGCTTCCTCCACTCGTCGACAGCCTCCTTGATACAGCTCGCTATGGCAGAGAACAGCACACAATATTCCGCCGTCGCACCTATCACGATGGCGAAGAAAGAGGCGATGACACCTCCTGCGATAAAATGCAGCAGCTTGTCGTGGGGAATAGACAATAACAACCCTTTGATTCTTTCCAAAATTTTCTTCATATTATTCGTTATTTAATCGGTGATAAAAATCGAGCTTTATACGGTCATAGACAGAAACTACATTCGTATATGCCCGCCCGTTATTCACATTCCCAGAATACACCTCGCTTGTAACTACCTCTGCCACCCATTCTATCCATTCGGGATTGGTATAACATGAAAGACGTTTACCACGATAGGTAAAGTAATCGAAACGGCTGTTCCTGTCCTCGTACTGGTTCGTCAACAAAGTATGTATCTTACCGGAGGTTTTCTCCTTGTCGGCGATATGGTTCTCGTCCCTGACCTTCTTGATGATTCTGCAAACCCTTTCGACGGCCAAATCGAAATACACGTTCGATATGTTCTTTATCCGAAGCTGCGTTTCCGGTCTAAGACCTTCCGATATGTCGGACAACATGTTATTCTGGTCGTTCGTTTTTTCAATAAGCTCTTTCAGGGATTCGCCGTAATCCTCCATGCTCTTGGTGATAATCGACTTGAACCACTTGAAGCAGGCCACCATCATCATGGCCGACAACACCAAGAAGAATGCTGCGGTCATCACCAAGAACCCCTGTTCGCTTATCCCTCTGGCTACCTCCGTAGCCTCGTTTATCCCTCCCATATCAATGTTTCTGTTTTTCGATTAACAATCTGGCTTCCTCTTTGCAGGATTCCGCATAGGCGTTATAAGCCTCGAACTCCTCTGCTTTCGTATCTCTTTGCCGAAGTATCGCCAACTCCTCCGACAAGGTATATTTCCGACGAATCAATCCGTTTACCGTTTCTCCGTAGTCCATTGGTACGGGAGGTGTTTCCATGCCGTCCTCCGTCGCTTCCGGTGCGTCCTCGTACTCATAGACTATCGCCCCGTACCGGTAATACATCACGGGTATTTTTCCGGGTATCTCCTCGGGAGATGGGATAATGCCGACATCTATCAACTCTTTTCTCTCATTGTCGGCGTATATCCCTATAATCTTCTCGTTTTTAATATCTATATACATAATTATTCAATTAAATAGGATTGATTATTTCAATCTGACGCCTTACGCCGGTTCTTGAAGTAGAAAGGTTGGCGGCAAGTAACATATCTGGATCGTTCGACATGAAAATATAGGCATTGTTGGTAATAGGTCTATAAAACCCTTCGTTTGTCGCACTCAAAATATTCGTACTTACAATGGTATCTGGTGTTGTCATACTATTTCCGTAAAATTCGGTGGTGTATGGGAAATTTTGATACGAGTTCCTTACACCGATATTTTCGGCAGAGTAGGAGTTATCTCCTCCGTCCGTCAAATGAACTGAATGTCTATACGGACTTTTAATAAAGTTAATATATAGTGTTTTGAAATTTATGTTATGAATATATGTATTCTGAGATGTTGTAATTTGTGTGTCATTTGAGAAGGCCAGCTCTATCGAGTACATATTATTATCTTCATCTACAATCTTGATATGGTTTTTGGCAGAAATCCAAACAAGTGCATACTTCACACTTCCATCTGGCAGGGTTATCCATCTGTCCCCCAATACGGGAAAGGATACGGCAGAGTCTATGGAATCGATAATTTCTACCGACTTGTCTTCCATCGAACACCGGAGTATCTGTTTATTGACATTATCGAACCCGTATATATAATCCTTTGTAATTAAGACTTCTTTGTTTTTAAATGTATAGTATACATACTGAACAGGAATAGGTATCAGCTCCTCTGAAATGAATGTGCCGTCTTCCTCGTTCAGTTTGATAAGCCAAATACCGGTATTTCGGTCAGTGTATTTCGTACATATAATATATACGGTATCATCGATTACCCTCAATTGCTCGGCCGCTTCGTGCCATTGTGTTCCATAACCCTCCAATTTGACGTCCCAAAACACCTCGTAAGTGTCCAAAGAAAACTTCAAGCACCTGCCCATCGTAAGCAGGTAACAAGTCTTGTCGTTTTTTATCTCTTTGAATCCTATATACCTTAAATCTGTGGCTTCAAGAAAAGCATGGGAAATGTAAAAACCATTCTCTTTGTATGCGATACTTTCTGCCGCTTGGTTTGCTTTATCGGCTGCCTCATTAGCGAGAGTTGCCGAGTTGTTCGCTTCCGTTGCGGCATTCTCCGCATTTCCCGCCGCCGTGTTAGCGTTCGATGTGGCTGTGCGGGTATCCGTAATAAGCCCTTCAAGCGTAGTTTGCATTTGGGAAAAACTCGTCTCTCTTTGGAATTCCGCTTCGGCTCTCTCACTCTCTGCCGAGGCACGGCTGCTTTCAGCCGATTCCCGTTTCGCTTCTTCTGCCGTCAATCTGTCGCCGAGAGCCTCTATATCCGTTGCCGCCTTGTTTGCCTTTTCAGCCGCTTGATTGGCAACTGCCGCCGCCT